TTATAAGATGTTGCCTTACAAGGATGATGAGATGTTTGTTGTTTCTTTTAAGCCAAGAACTACGAAGACTGGCAAGAAGATGGCATCCTTAACGCTGGCTGATGCTGCCAGAGAACTACACGCAGTTACAGTATTTCCAACGGCATTTCCAAAAGCATATATGAATGTTGAAGCAGGTAGTGTATATAGGTTTGAGTTTGGCAAAACAAAAGACGGTACAGTAATAATGGAGGATGTAAAAAATGTTTGATGAGTTAGCAGAACAAATACACAAGAATGCAGTAGAAAAAGGTTTCTGGGATAAAACTGTAGACCCTATCTTTGTAGCAAAACAAATGATGATGATTGTCTCTGAGGTGTCAGAGGCCATGGAAGCACTTCGTAAAGATATGGATCCAGATCAGATATCAGATGAGTTTGCAGATATTATTATTCGTACCCTTGATTTGTATGCTGGTATTGCAGAAGCAGGGTATGTAAAGAAATCCCTTGATTATGCCATCAAAGAAAAGATGGAAAGAAATACGCATAGACCAAAGAAGCATGGGGTAAGATTCTAATGACACTGACAATAGAAGAAGTTCTGTCACAGTTAAATCCCAAACTAAGAAAAAGTATTCTTGTTGGAGATGAAATACCAAAGACAGAATATGCTGCTACCCCTAGTTATGGTTTGAATAGAGCATTAAATGGTGGTTTGCCGTATGGCAGACAAGTTTTAATCTGGGGTAGCAAGTCTAGTGCTAAGTCTTCTCTGTGCTTACAAATGATTGGCATGGCACAAAAAGAAGGCAAGGTTTGTGCTTGGATTGATGCAGAGATGTCATATGATAAAGTTTGGGCAGAAAAACTAGGGGTAGACACTTCCAAATTAATAGTTTCACAAGCAAGAACTATTAATGAGATGGTGGATGTTGGAGTAAATCTAATGGAGGCTGGAGTTGATATTATCGTTGTTGACTCAGTAACATCTTTACTGCCAGCAATATATTTTGAAAAAGATTCTACTGAATTGAAGCAGTTAGAAAATACAAAGCAAATTGGTGCAGAGTCTAGAGACTTTAGCAATGCTTGGAAAATGATTAACTATGCAAACAACAAGGTAAAGCCAACATTGTTTGTTTTGATTAGTCAATCTCGTAATAATATTAATGCAATGTATACAAGCCAACAGCCAACTGGCGGTCAGGCTACCAAATTTTATTCGTCTACAATCATTAAGTTGTTTTCGTCTGAATCAGATAATCAAGCCATAAAAGGAAAAATACATGTTGGAGATAAAATCATTGAAGAAAAAATTGGTCGCAAGGTTAGATGGGATTTACAATTCTCTAAAACTTCACCCTCTTTTCAAAGCGGAGAGTATGATTTCTATTTTAGGGGTGACAGCCTTGGCATTGATTTTATTGGTGACCTTGTTGACACTGCTGAATTGGCTGGACACATAAACAGAACTGGGGCCTGGTATCAATTAGATGATGGCACAAAGGTTCAGGGTCGTGATGGACTTATCGCTAGAGTTAGAGAAGACTTAGATTTACAGGAAGCATTAAAGGCCAAACTAAATAATGTCTGATGTTAAATTTAAGGTTTTTGAAGGAAAGTTTCCTTGTCATACCTGTAAAGAAGAAGTAACGTCTTTAAGGCTTTGGCTTGAGACTACAGATCTTACATGGATGTGTAGCAAGAAACACGTTTCTAGAGCAGCACTAATTAAAACAAAGAAGGATTATGAGCGAGAAGAACGAGAGTAAAAGAATAGGTGCCAAACAGCACAAAAATTCTGGTCGCAATAACCAAAAGGGTGATGCAACCTGGAGAAATTTTGTTATTGATTTTAAAGAAACATCTAAGTCCTTTACTCTAAATCAAGATGTTTGGGCAAAGGCTGTTACTGATTCAATAAAAGCGGGTACTGATAAATCTCCAGCCATAGTAGTTATATTAGGAGAGGGTAATAAAAAGACTAGGCTTGCAGTTATAGAATTTGAACTACTAGATCAATTAACATGGGAGGCTAAAAATGAAAGAATCTGAAAGTGGACAAACAACACTACAAATGATTAATGGGTTGTCTGAGATAGCCACTTATATGGAAGATGAAGAATTAACTACCGCTTTAACAATGATTGCTAAGTTAATTATAAAGCCAGACATTCCACCACAGGTGGCAAGTCTTGAGATTGTTAGGCTTCAGGCTATTGCAGCAAAGATGGCGTTCAGGGCTACTTGGATGACAAATGTTGACAAGACAGACAGAGGCAAGAAAAACATTTATTACACTGCAGCAGAGTCAATCAACGACTTGGTTTCAGCGCTCAAATACATAATGCGTTAACTGATATAATAGATAAAAAGGATGATATGACTAAAAACTTGTTGAAAAATATAATGATAAGGCCTGAAGATAGACCACAGATAATTGACACAAAGGCCTTGATAGAAAAAATTAATTCTGGATACGTTGCAAAGCGTGGTCCAAAACATACTCAAAAGAAAACCTTTGCTCCATCTACTTTGGTGTGGGGTCATGGAGAATGTCCAAGATATTGGTATTTTGCTTTTGAGGGGAATATATTTGAAGATAATAACACGCCATATGAGGTAGCAAATATGACCAGTGGAACACTTTCTCATGACAGAATTCAACAGGCAATGATGGATTCTGGGGTAGCAAAAAAGTTTATTGATGAAAAGGTTCTTGAAGAAACTGGAAAAGAAGTAGAGACTACAGAGTTTAAAGTTACTCACTCTGATCCACCAATCTTTGGATGGGGAGACGCTATCCTTAATTGGGAAGAGGAAGAAATTATTGCTGAAATCAAGACAATGCAACACGATGCTTTTGAACACTTCAGAATAAAAGGCGAGCCAAAAACTCCACATCTTATGCAGTTATTGATATATATGAAAATATTAAAAAAGGCTAAGGGTGTTCTGATTTACGAAAACAAGAACAATCATGAACTTATTGTATTTCCTATAGAAGTAACAGATCTTTATAGACAATGGATTGAAAATACATTTGAGTGGATGCGTGTTGTTCGTCAAGCGTGGAAAGATAAGACTTTACCACAAAAAAATTACAGGGCTAACTCTAGGATATGCAAGGGTTGTCCAGTAAAGGCTATTTGTGCTACTGCAGAGCCAGGAGTTATTAAAATAAAATCTATGGAGGGGCTGAGTGAAACTGTGTGAAAGATGCGATAAGCGCTTTCAGCCAAAGGTAACTTATCAAATATATTGTAGTACAGAGTGCAGAGACTCTGCTACAAAAGATAAGATTGCCGAAAGGTACAATGTTTCTCGCAGGCAAAAAAGAATAGGTAAGATTCGCAGATGTCTTGGTGGTTGTGGAGTACAACTATCAATATACAACGACTCTGGATTCTGTTCTAATTGCAACGTAAGCCAAAAGGCAGTAGAAAAAATGATAAAAGAACTTAAAGGAATAGTTGATTATGAACAAGACAACTGATCAACCAACACATATTTGCGCTATTGATGCTAGTACTAATAGTCTTGCCTTTGCATTTTATACACACAAAACCATAACTGGATTTGGAAAAATAAACTTTGAAGGTGCCAACATATATCAAAAAGTAATAGATGCTACTGCTAAGACTAAGGCATTGTTTGATTATTATAATATGATTAATGCTATTGTTATTGAGCATACCGTTTTTATGAATTCCCCCAAAACTGCAGCAGATCTTGCGTTGGTACAAGGAGCAATTCTTGGTGGTGCTGGTTTGGCTGGCATTTATACAATTGGCAGGGTATCTCCAATAACATGGCAAAACTATTTGGGTAATAAGAAACTAACTAAAGAAGAACAATTACAGTTAAGATCTGCAAATCCTGGAAAATCATTATCTTGGTATAAATCTTATGAGCGTGACTTTAGAAAACGCAGAACTATTAAACTATTGGAAGTGGCTTATGATAAAAATATAGATGATTATGATGTGGCTGATGCTGCTGGCATAGGCCATTGGGCTATTAATAACTGGGAAAAGGCTGTGGGATTTGACAAGGAGAAGCCATGAGTGGTAAAATGTATCAAAATGAATTATGGCTTAAGAAAAGATATCATATGGACAAGAAGAGTCCAGAAGATATCGCTAAAGAGTGTGGGGTAAGCGTGGAGACTATTTATGTATACCTTGCTAAATTTGGATTAAGGAAGAGTAAGCGATGATTGAAGACAAGTTTCACATTACGGTTGATCAGGTAAATCATCCTGTCCATTATACGTCTGATCCAAGCGGCGTAGAGGCTATACAAATTACAAGACACAGAAACTTTAACATTGGAAATGCCATCAAATATCTTTGGAGGGCAGGCATTAAAGATGAAGCCAAGCACATTGAAGATTTAAAGAAGGCAATATTTTATATTCAGGATGAAATCAATAGACTAGAGGGAAAATATGTCAGACACTGAAATTGAATTAGTTAAACATCTTGACGAGGTAAATAAGGTTGTTGAAGAATATTTAAAGGGTCATGATCCGACCAAAATATCTAAAGATCTTGCTATTCCAAGAACTCGTGTAGTAGCACATTTAAATGAATGGAAAACCATGGCATCTGCCAACGATGCTATTCGTGCTCGTGCAAAAGATGCATTGGTCGCAGCAGATGCACATTACACAAGACTAATACAGCAGGCCTATGAAGTTATTGATGATGCAACTACTACGGCAAACCTGACTGCTAAAACTAGTGCAATTAAACTTGTAATGGATATTGAGGCAAGAAGAATTGATATGTTACAAAAGGCTGGTTTGCTAGAAAATAAAGAATTAGCAGAAGAGATAGTTGAAATTGAGAAGAGACAAGAAGTTCTTGTTGGCATTCTTCGTGATATCGCTTCTGAGCATCCAGAGGTTCGTGACCTAATCATGCAAAGATTATCTGCAATTGCCAAAAATGGGGAAGTGATTACAGTTGTCCACCAAGTTCAATGATTTCTTTGAAGCCCTTCAAGATAATCAATTTGATGAAAATCCTGTAGACGTAAAAACATTTGTTGAGTCTCCAGATTTTTTAAATCAACCACCACTGTCTGCTATTCAGTATGACATTGTTGAGGCAATGAGTCAGATCTATCGTAAAGAAGATTTGCAAATGTTAATGGGGCATGAAGAGGGCGACAAACATTTTGCCAAATATACCAAGAATGAGATTATTCTACAACTAGGAAAGGGTAGTGGAAAAGACTTTGTTTCTACCGTTGCTTGTGCCTATGTTGTTTATAAACTTCTTTGCCTTAAAGATCCTGCAAGATATTATGGAAAACCAAGTGGTGATGCTATAGACATTATCAACGTTGCCA